TGCCAACCTGCTGTACGATATCTATTTAAAGATGGTAACAAGTCCCAAGCCATGCCTGGAAGTTCATGTTCTAAATCTTCTCTTGCAACAATAGGTGAAGATTCATTCATAATGATATCATCACCATCTCTATAAACTAAACCAGGAACTCTTTTAAGTTCAGACTGAGTTAATTTACTCAATGACAGCAATGCATGTAATGTATAAACACCTTCATTCTGACATACAGCGTCAATGAATGTTTCTTTTTTCATAGTCTCAAGAGGTAGAGCTGCAACATGGCCGCCAACAAATACAACAAAGGTATCTGGTGCTAAATCTTTTAATTCTCTTGCAGTTGCAGTTGCACCTTCCATGTTCTGTGAAGATGCGGATGGTTGTTGGCCATACACAACAAAGCAAACAATTTTTGCTTTGTATTCTGTAATTCGTTTTGCAGCTGAAAGGTAATCTAAACCTTCCACTTCTGCGTCTAGAATTTCTGGTCTATGCCCTTTGGTGCGAACACTATTGGCCAACATTGCTGCCCAAATAGGAGGTTCAATCGCCGCATTGTTTTTAGCTAACCCTTGATAAATCTTTTCAGATGCATTTGGGTGTACGAATAATATATCAGTCATAATCTTACTCTATCAATTTAATTGCAACACTATTGTTGCTTAATGCACATTACTATTTCTACGTTCTTTTAAAAGTTCTAAAAGTTCTTCTTCATCCAACTGTGCGTCTGTTGGACCATCATCATCATATTCATCAAACAACTGTGGTCTGATTGAAGATTCTGTTGCATGTTTTACATCTTCATCACATACTGCATTAGAGTAATACTCCACCAAATCATCTTTTGGATCTATAACAGTAAGTATATCTGCCTCATAAATTATAGCAGAATTTTCTTTAATCAATTCTATTGGCAACCAAGGCATCATCATCATTACAGATTTGCCAGTTGATACTCTTTTAAATACAATGTGCATTGGTCTATTCAGTAAAACAGTATCACTATCTTCTATTGCTGTGCAATCAGCTATAATATCTTCGCCACTTTGCAATCTAACAATTTTAATTTGAGATTCTGTTGTATTAAGCATTTTTGAGTTCTATGTTGTAAAATTTGTAATTGAATTTTTCTTCGTCATATATTTTAACACGTTCCACAAAATGTTTCAATGTATAATTGGTAAATTTGCCAATTCTAAAATCATCTGCAATATCAAACAGAGTTGCAGCTTCTTTGTTATCACCTAATCTTAAACCTCTACCTATTGATTGAAGATTCCGAATCCTAGACTTTGAAGGAGAAGCAAAGACAATATTATGTAAGTTCCTAATGTTAACGCCAGTAGAAAAGGTACCATAAGAAGCCACAATAATAGCGTCTTTTTCTTTTTCAGTAATTGCCCGAATTGATTCCCTAATCTCAACATCGGTGCCACCAAACACAAAGAATACTTTTCTTTTACCTGCATGTTCTTTAATGTTCTCATATAGATGTTTACCATGTTTCTCAACAAATTGAAATAAAACTAACGAGTTACCATTCAGAGACAAAACTAAATTTCGAATAAAATCATTTCTGGCCTTATTCATTACTATGTATTCAAGCTCTTGGTTGTAGTCCCAAGATTTAGATTCCTTACATATAGTATCAGAGTATTTAAGAATTAAACATTTGATACTGAAATCTGCCAACTGTTTCTTCTCAATCAGTTCGGCAGTTGATGTTGCTTTATAAACTGGACCAAATAGTCCTTCTAATACAAGTCTATGTGTTTGAGTTCCGTCAAGTGTCCCTGTTGTACCTATTCTATATTTAGCCGCTGTGCAACCAGAGAGAATTGTTGTGAGAGACTTGGCCTTGAATTGATGTGCTTCATCACCTAGAACAAAATCAAATTGTTCAAAGTAATCACCTTCGTTTTTATAGATTGATTGCCATGTTGTAATGGTGACAAACTTGTTTGTATGTTTTTCTTTACCTGCATATTGACGATGACAGTATTCTTCTGAATCATATCCATATGAAGCAAAATCAGAATACATTTGTTCTACTAATGAAGTTGTTGGAACAATTAATAGTCCACGTTTTGCATTCGTTGATTGTAGATATCTAATGATACAATACAATATCAGAGATTTACCAGATGCAGTTGGCGATAGTAAAAGAATTCTTCTGTTACGAATGGCATGAATGAAAGACTTTAATTGATAGTCTCTAATCTCATGCGGTAACTTTAATGACTTAACAAACTCTGCAGCTTCAATTGCAGAATAGTTTTCTGTTGTTGATACATCAGAATCAATCTCTAATGTATAATCACGTTCTTTGCAAAACTTTTCAATATAAGGTACTAGACCATGATATATTGAAAAGCTCCGCAAGTCAGCTAGTCTAATTTTCCCATCCCACAAACGACTCTTGTAGGCTGGAACAAATTGATATCCTGGAACGTAGAAGGTAAAGTAGTCACTCAGTTCTTGTGCAATATTTCTATCACATTCGAACTGAATGAAAGCCTCATTCTTCTTATGAAGTATTAAATCTGTCAATTATACACCTTGTATAAATCTTTCCCATGCTATAAAGTCACGGAGCTGAAATGTTCTACTATTCAACTCCTTTAATATAGCGGTACAAACATCAACAATCTCATCATGCATTGCTTTATTTGCAATGTACTTGTTGATATCTTCATCGCTATCCATATATGTAGTGATCTCAGCTTTGAGTACAAATGGGAATGGTTTCCATCCATATTTTTCAAGGTCTTCATCATCCAATTTGCCTGTATAATATTCCCACTTAAGCTTCTTCATTCTGTTATATTTGAATTCAGATTCTTTGGAAAGTAAACGATGCCGTGAAAGTATATTTAAATACTTACTGTGCATCTTTGGTATATCTAGCAAAGCTTTGCCAGGTTCTGTTCTGTCAATGTCGGAATCTCTCCGCCATTCTTCTAGTAGTTCGTCAAGTTGTTTCATAGTTAAAGCCTCCTTTGCGGAGTATACTCTCAATTCATAATAAAGTCAAGCTGTTTTAATATAATTTTTCGATATCGTAGTAACTGTACCTAAATGTAGCATCTGCGCTAACTGTGTTACTTGGATCATCTGTGGCACTCATAATAAAGGTAGAAATAGAAACTGGAAACAAATCACGGAAAGTAAAACGGTAATATGGTGTATTTGATGATGATAGTATTACAACTGATGCATCTGAATACTGTGGCTTCTTAACCGCACTCCTAGATGTGAATGTATTTAATGTGCCGAGTCTTTGATATTCTTCAAACTCTTTTGGAAAAGTCAATGCACGAATCCAATCGTGAATCTCTATCCAACCTTTTAATTCTTCATCTATAAGAAAAGTCAGATTCAATAAGTCGTATGTTGCCTTTTCACCTGGCACATATAAGTCAATGAACGGATTTGCTTGTTGTGCTTCTGACATAGAAATTCCAGGCACACTTAATGATTGACAAAAATATTGTACGTTCGGTGTTCTTGCGAATGTTAATATAAACTTATTCGGTTGAAGAAAGTTTGGATTGGTTGGGTTTCTTGTTGTCGCTGTCATTCAAATCTCCTGTCCTATATTTAGACATAAAAAAAAGGGGACATTTCTGTCCCCTTTTAAAGTACCCTCTTAGCGGGGTTTCGATTACATCAAGTTACTGATGCGGAATCCGCGGTAGTAGTTGTTAGTTTGTGCGTTTAATGCGCCCAAACCTTGAGCAGTACCTTCTGCGAATGGGTTTGCAACTAAGCCGTAACGAGTCTTGAATCCAATTTTTGGTTGGAAAGTACCCGTATCGACTGCACGAACCATTTGCAACGGAACGTATGGGCAGTAGAATAGACCAGCGTCATAAGCGTTAGTACCTTTGTAACCAACAACTGCGAATTCGCTGTTGAAGTTAGCAGGGAAGTATGGGTCAATATAGACCTTGATACGACCAAAGATAGTACCAGCAAATGTATTGCCTGTATCGTCAACTGTCAAACTAACTTGACTCTGTAGAGCAGAGTTATAGTCAAGA